AATTTCATTTATTAATTCTGAGTCTAATTCTAATCCTGATGATAACTCGCTAACAGCTTTCTTTTTAGCCTGCAATTCCTTCCTCTCGGCGTACCACCGTTCCAGGATCCCTGGAATAACTCCTTTGGTATTATACTTAAAAATAGTACCATTTGCACTAAGCACCCATGGCTGATTACTATTAAATATTAACGACCAAACATCGGCGGCACTCATGGTATCGCTACCGCCTTCTTCCCAATCAATGGTAATTTGCGTAGTGTTGTCGCCTTTCATTACACTGGTGTACTCTAAGCTGCCAAACAAACCTTCCCATGCTTCGGCAAATTTATCGCCGTTTTCTGCCATTTTTTCTGCTATGTATTTGTCTGTTGCAGTTGGTCTGAGCTGGCCAACGATTGTTTCTGGTGCCATGTTAAGGGCTCGAATAGTCGAGGGATAGAGCGAGTTGATGTCGATCGCTCCAATGTATTTGTGCATCCTTTTTTTGGGATAAGCAACATAGGCACCTGCCGCTTGTGTGTCACCTTGGTCATCACGATTTCTCCTATTTTGAACAATTAAACCTCTACGATGCGCTTCATTGATAATAGCTTGCTCTGTTACTGCAACAGCACCCATGGTAGTTATTAACAATACTGTATTATCATGTGCCAGCTCATTTGCTAGATCAAGGAACCTTAGTTTTTTGTCTAGCTTTGCTAACAATAACGTGTCTTGTCTATTATAGTCAATAAACTTTTGAAAGTCTTTGTTATAAAGTTGATCTAATGTACCTTCGTACTGTATTTTACGTTCATCTAACTCATATTCGCCAATGGCATCTAAGCTATAACTATGTCGTTCTTCGTATGTGTACTTTCGATATAATTGCATATAGTCCAAATGCACACGACCGATTAAATCAAAAGTCAAGTTTTCAGCACCAATCGTTCAAACATTCTTTCTTTTGGGTACTGGTCCCACAAGCAAAATCGTCTAGTGTCGTCTTTACTTAGAACTCGTTTTGTTCTCATTACCATGTAAGGGATATCAAATCCTTCCGAGTTCCACCCACTTAAAATATCAGCATCGCTAATAAGATCAAGAAAGGTGTTGATCATATCTTCTTCTCGATCAAACAAAAAACAATTGTCAAATCGGTCTGATATTTCTTTAGCTGTATCCCAACTGTATGTTTTAGGAGGAACAACTAAAGTGACTAGTTTGTCAAGCCAGTCAAAATAGATAGAAATTGCAGTTATAGGATTAAAAGGGTCTTCGGGTCTACTAAATCCTTTAACTGGATCAAAATCGACCTCAATGTCAAAAAATGCTGTTTGAAGTTTAGGAGAAGTTGCTCCAATATAATTTTCAGCTAGACATCTAAAAATAGGATTAATGTCCGATTCCCAAATTCGTTTACCTGAGTGTATTTTTAGTTCTTTGTGAAATTCTTTGCTATTATTTGTACTAACACGACTTACTGAAGTCCCGTACACTGTTGTATACTTTCCTTTTGGATCGTCGTAGTAGAATACATAATTTGTAGGATATTCTTTGTATACTCTTTTTCCTTCAACACGTTCAACAACGTGAATGATATCTTTACTGCGATTAAATAATGCGTCAATGTAGCTCATTTTTTTCCTTATGCCACTTGTAGCTGGCAAATACTTTACTACTTGCTGTGTAAGTACAGCGAAACTATATTATACACTTATGTAAGCAATCGTGCAAGAGCAATAGAGTCGATTGTTACTAATAGAATGTAATTGGCTAATAAGCCAAAGCTTTGGCGTGTCCACGCCGACCACGCAAAAATAGCACATTGGATAATAAACAATGGGTAAACTATTAAAAACGGTGGATGTGGCACAGTTAACATCATAGTCACACTACACCCAATACTTAGCGTCCACGCAAAAATTTCTAAGAAACACCGAGCAGGATTGCTCTTCCAATCGTGTTTAATCCACTCGACAATAGCATGTATAAATTTTGTCACAATGTGCGACCAACTGTTTCAAGGATAGTGTTAAGTTGTTCGTGGTCTTTATTTGTTTCACCAAGATTTGCTTTGTGTGCAATTTTAACTGCTTTTTTAAGAATAGCAGGCTTAATTTCTAATTCTTCTGCAATAGCTTTAATGGTGTCATTGAGACCTGCATTTAAATCGTCAATTTCATGCAGTGTACGCATGCCCTCATTAATGATTTGAGTTAGTTTAAGTTTTTGTTCACCGTTAAATGTTTTTACGTCATTGTCCATTAGAAATCTCCAGATAAAAAACTTATTATAATTTATTTTTTAAAAAATAGCAACAAGTTTATTACCAAACTACCATTTTAAAACGCTCGTTAACAATACCAAAATACTTGCATTTCCATTCGCTTTGTGGAAAGTATTCCAAATGATACCATTCGTGCTTGCGTTTTAAAATAGATTGAGCAGCATCGTTCCAGTCGATGTCAATGAATTTTCCTTCGAATTGTAACTTATGCTCTTGTATCTCGTTGTAGTCAAACCCGTCATATTCCCAGTGGAGTAATTCAAATGCTTCTCCGCTGCGGTCAACATAATCTATGCTAAAATCCAACCCCCATTTTGGGCGTATTGCTATAAGCTTATAGCAAAGTGGCATTGTTTTTGCCCACTTTTGTAGTTGCTCAAGTGCTTTATCTTTAAAGCCTTTTCGTTCAAATATATAGCTATGATTAAGTATTGCACCTTCAATTTTTTCGTCTTGTTTAAACCAATCAAATTTTAAACTAACTTTACCACTGTTACCAAATTCACTAACCCGGGCATGATTGTCATGTGCGTACATACGTTCTATAGGAGTTAGATCATACCCAGTTTGATCGAACACATAAAAGTCTCCTATAATTGGAAAATATGTAAGTTTGTTGATAGGTTTATCCCAAAACCCGTTAGGATTTAAATCAAAATTAAGTAATTTTAAGTGCATAGTAGGTCTTACACTAACACAGTATAGAGCAAATCTTAAAAATATTTATCATTGGTAATTTTTTAATGTGGCTAAAAATATACTTTCTGTTAATTTAAATATTTCTATTACATCTATGCTGTCAGGAGCTGTGCTTAATGTTTGATTTCCTTGGTCGAATCTAATAGAACTGCTTGCACTCATAGTTCTGTTACCGGCACTGTCTTGCTGTAAAACAATAGTCATCGATTCACCTATAGGCATATTTGTTGGAGTAGACAATATAATATTATCTGACAGAGTGTACACAAGTACATTTCCATTATTCCAATTTGGTGTTACAATTCCACTGATTAAAGTTGGAGAAGTCCACATCAATCTTGTAGTAGAATTGCTAGAGTAGCCCAATGGGCCAAATGCTACATTAATTAATCCACTTCCGTTATTGTAAAATGCACTATCAAAATGTAATATGCCCGAGCTTGTTCTATTAGAAACATGTACCATGGTTGAATCAACGTAGAATTTTACAGTTGTTTTATCACAAACTATTTGTGTTCTGGTAAAACTATCAAATAATCCTAAGTCTATTATATCTGTATTGCTTTTAAGTTCAAGTTGTCCTCGGCGCCCAACGTTAAATCTGAATGCGTATTCCATGTCTTCGATTGGTCTGCTAATAGACAAATTAGAAGTAATGCCAAACATCACTTCGTGGTCAAAGTTAGCTGCTTGTGCAGAGCACGAAGCACCTTCAAATCCGTCAACAGAGTAGACGCGATCACTCCAAACATTTGTATTACCGGTGGTCTTAGAAAAATCGGTATTATCGTTTATAACAATACCAGATGTTATTCGAGGAGTCCAAGACGATGCACCACGTGGCCCAGTTGCACCAATTGATCCAGTTAAATTAATATACCATTGTGTTAAAGCAGGCGCATTACCATTGGTGGTTAATATGGTTGTTTCTAAATCGTTTCCTACAAAACTTTCAATGACACCAACCATAGAGTTTAAGGTTGTATAAACATTGCTTCGGATTTCAATGAAAGTACCAGGCAAATATAATAGCTGGCTACCAAGTTGGTTTGTTACAAACGTTTTTCTTCCTAGGCTAACTGAATTAGCAGTAGTCGATTCTAACCCACCATACCCTAATATTTTTCCTTCGGACCCAGTGTACCCAATACTACCAGTGAATCCTACAGGACCCAATGGCCCAGTTGCTCCCTAGATT